AAAAAAAAAAAATAAAAAAAAAAAAAAAAAAAAAAAAAAAAAGAAAACTAAAAAAAAACGTGAAATATGTAGACCTGTATTATTTATATCTGATTCATCAAGTTCTGATACAGAGTAATAAATTTGATTTTAAATAAATATTATTACATTTAATAAAAATAAATGAGTCGCCAACATATACATAAAATTTTAGTGTCATTAAACAATGTTTGTAAATATCATTCTAATAATAATGTGGGAATGTGGGTTCCAAAAGTAAATTTAGAAGAACAGGATATAAAAATAATGAATAAAGATATTACTAAACTAATGAATTATTTAAAACACCCACAATTTAGTTATCTGTACAAATAAGATGATTTTTTAGAATTAGTCAGTTTAAATTGTTTTTTTTTATATTTATTTTGTTTGGTATTGTAAAATTCTCGTTTATGTAAATTAACGTAAATATTATAATAGTTATCAAACGTTGAACTGGATCCCAAATAGGATGGAATAAGATCTATTTTCATATCTATACAATATGTTTGTTTTCTTATCGCAGTATACCATGAGCCTTCATTTGATTCTTTCCATTGGTAAATAGACAATGGTTTATCTAAGGTTTCTATAAAATCATCCACTCTATTATCAACTGCTAATGTTTCTTCTTTTGTTAATGTTTTATGATTTATATTTATAATATAATAATCTCTGGGTTCTTCCTCCTCATCTTCATCATAATTATTTATTGTTGGTGTATCAGATATAGGATTCCTACATAATGGACAATCGTCATGTTGTGTAATCCATTCCATAATACATTTATTACAAAAGGTATGAGAACATTTAGATTGGAATGGATCTTTGTTGGTTTCAAGACAAATAGAACAATTGGACATTGTAGATGAATAAATAAAAAAATAGATAAATCTTGAATTCAATTTTATATTATACTTAATTAACTTAAACATTTCTAGCGTATTCATAACTATCAAATTTATCGTAGTCATCTTCATCATGATCATATAATTCAATATTAGGTGGTTCATTAAACATTTCATCATCAAACGCATTTGTATATTCAAACGATTCCATCATATAATCATATGGATCTGGATCATGAATAATATCCATATCATCTTCATAAATAGGTTGAAAAATATTAGTATTAATTGATTGATTAAAATTTTGGACTAACCAATTATTATAAAGTGTAGACATATCGTGTGTCTTATCTAGGTGTGTATAACTAATCATTTTGTTTGTACTTAAGATTTAACAAGAAATTTTGATTCAATTTTATGTTTATATTTAAGATAATGAGGGTGTGGAGGGTCATCACTAAATATACCATGTGTTAAACCTATAGAAGATTTAAATTGTTTATAATGAGTTAAACAGAATCTGTCTATTGATTTATGTCTAGAACATTGATATCCATATGACCATTTTTTAGTTATTGGATTATAAGACACTGATTTTTCACCACCCCAACATCTCGCAATACATCTATATTTTAATTCAGGAATTTTATTTTTTTTTTTTAAATTAATTCTTTTTTTTATACTTTTCTCAGATTTTTTTTCTATGCTTATATTAGGAATATATCTTTCATATAAAAATTCTAAACTATATTTAGAATTATAATTATTATGTAATGATTTAATCATATTTTTAATATCATCAATAATTATGTCATTCATAATTGTTAAATAAAAAAGAAAGTTATAAATAAATCAATTTTAATTAAATTTAATTCAAATTAAAATCAATTGTAAATTCATTAATTTTTTTGCCTATAGGTTCGTTTGTGTGAAAACTATATAAAGTATTTGTAGCTAGATCAATCATATATTTAGTATTAGTTGCTTCGTGTTTCCATTCTTCTAATTCTATTTCATCATCCTCAGTTGTTAGATCATAAATTTCAGTATCAGAGTTATTACCTATTAAAGAATTTGGTTCTAATTTACAACCATCAATAATATCAGGATAATGAATATGGTCATCTTTAAGACTAACACTTGGGCGAATAATGTAGAAATTAGTGCCAGTAATTTTAATTGTTTTTAGAGATTTAAAATGTATACTTATTTCAGCAAACTTTGAACTTTTTATGTTTATTGCTGGTCCAACCCAATTATGTTCATCATGAAATTGAAAATATTGTAACTTATGTGTATCGCAAATTTTAGTAAATATGTCGTAATCCTCATTTGTTTTTTTTTTAATTTTAGGTTTAAGGATTAATTTTTTAGTGGATTTTTTTGGTTTAAGTATTTTTTTTTTAGGTTTAGGTTTATCTATTAAATCTAGAACCTCTTTGGGAGTAATATTAATATGTTTAACTAGATCATCAAGTTTTAATGTAATTCCTTGAGAACTACAAAATCTTTCGACCTTTTGTAATAATAGTAATTGTATCTTGTCTAGATGATCCATGGTAATTAACTTATTTTTAATAAGTATAAATAAATCAATTTTAAAATTACTTAAAGATTTAAATCTATTAATATTTAGCAGAATGGCGCAGTGGAAGCGCGTTGGGCCCATAACCCAAAGGTCGGAGGATCGAAACCTCTTTCTGCTATTAGGGTTTGTAGTCTAATGGTTATGATTAATGTTTTCCAAACATTAGATCTGGGTTCAATTCCCAGCAAACTCATATGTCTTTGTAGCTCAGTTGGTTAGAGCGTTGGTCTTGTAAACCAAAGGTCGAGAGTTCGAATCTCTCCAGAGGCTTTAAATACTGATAATTAAGTATTTACACCGCAATTAATGATAGTTGATAGTTGATAGATTTTGGATTAATGAATATTGATAATGAATATTCACAATGGAATTTTATTTTTAAATAAAAAAAAAGTTTATTAAAAGATAAAATAAAAATTATGATAATATACATCATAAAAATTTTGGGAAATATAGAGCAGATTAACTGACTCATATTGGTTGGATAAAGTAAGAGTAAGTAACGAAATTGAAATTACTTACTCATATAGGTTGGATAAAGTAATAGTAAATAATGGATTTATAATAATTAGTAATAAAAGAATAGTCGGTCATTTCCATAGGAAATGGTTGCTTTTCTTTAAGGTGATTTGTAATAGATAGAGTCGTAAATATAGCGTATATTATTTTAAGATAATAGAGAAGCATAGATAAAGTGAATTATAGTAAAGAGGAAGAGTGTGAACTATCATATTTGATAGGTATATGGTTTTAACCATATTGACTTATAGGAAAAGACTATTATAGAACATAATCTAATATTGGTAGATTAAATGGGTTCAATTCCTATTATGTTCCTAATTTATAATTATAAAATCAATAAAATTGATTAAATAATTTATTTACTTAATGAAGTAATTACACTATGAAGAACATGAAATATACATCGCATGCGAAAGAAAGGTGTAAACAAAGAGATATAACAAAACAAACTATTGATATTGAGGATATAAAAAAAATGCCTATATATACTACTGAAAATGGATGTACTAAATATTTAGATGTTAAGAATCTACTAGTATACTATGTAAGAGGTAGCAAAATTGTTACTATGATTGCTACAAATCCTATACAGATGGTAAGGTATTATTGTTTTAGTAAAGACATAAATTTTAATACAATATGTAGAGATAATATATTTAATAATTGTAAGAGATGTAATTGTAAATATAAACATTTACAACTTAATGTCTAAAAATTCATATAAAGAAAAAATATATTACTATTATAATGTTTTATAGATTAGAAAGTTTTTTTTCTTTAACTAAAAATAGTTCCAATGAAGTTATTTCTGATTTAATTAAAAAAATGATAGATGAAATAGATGGAGAGACTCCATATGAATTAAAAGATATTTTTAAAATATGGTTATATAAAAGACATGTTAGAGAAGGTGGACAAGAAAAACTATTAAGTTATAAATATTTTCTGGAATTATACGAATTATTTCCATATACATGTATTAAAATGGTGAATTTATTTAAAGAAATAGGTTATTGGAAAGATATATATTTAATTTGGGAAATAATAAATAATTTAAAAATGAGCGATGAAGACCGATATAACAAATATAATATATTAATAGAAAGTTTTAGAGACTGTATTTTAGAACAACGAAAGAGTGATTTACGGATTTTACAAAGTCATATTTTTCCACATAATTTAGAAGATTTAAGTAATGATATACTTCAAGATATGTTAAAATCTAAAGAAGATATAACTATTTCTTATGTTGGTAAATATTGTATTCGAGAAAAATCCAAATTGAACAAACGATTATATTGGTTTATAAAAGATAATAATGATGATTTAATTAAACAAACACATGTTTCCTATATGATTAGAAGATCTCTTAAAATTAAAAACTCTAATGGTATATGTATCTATCCATCTAATAAATCAGTTCCATTAAAAACAAAAAAAATTTATAGAGAATTGAATGCTAAATTAAATATTGTTCTTAATATTCCTGAAATATTAATGTGTTCTAAAAAATTTAATCTTATAGAACCTTCTGAATTACCATATATGTTTAAAAAAAAAAATTTACTAGCTTTAATGAATGAAAATAATAATAAAGATGTTCTATCACATGAACGTATTAATTTAAAAGATAGAATGGTTGATTATATTAATAATAAACATATAAATTCTACTACTATTATAGAAACAAAAGAAGATATATTTAATAGCGCTATGAATAAAAATATTTATAATGAACTTGAGGATATATTACAAAATTCAAATGAAAAAATATAATTTATTTAAAGATATTCTACTATATTCTATAAAATGTTTGTTTATATATATTTATTAATACTATTTATGATTGGATACAGTTTTCTGTATATTCATTTATCTATTTTAGAATCTCAATTTATTTTATATAAAATTAATGTTAATGATATTTTATATAAAATAAATAGTAAATTTGATATTTTTGAATCTTATGAATTACAAGATTTTAAATTAATGAATGATAAATTAGATAAAATTAAGTTATAATCTATTCCAACTATTAGGTAATTCATAATAGCATGATTTATATTTAAATTGTAGTATAAGTAATATAAATATTAATATTATATTTATAAGTCCTAAATAATTATATTCTGATAGTATAATGTTATATCCTAATAAAATGATTAATAGTATATGTGTTATTATAGATTTAGATAAATATTTTGGAGGAATATTAAGTCGTCCATTATCAATTTCTATAGGTTGATTCATTATATCTAAAATTATATAGCATAATAAAGATGGAATAATTATCCAGTATTTAAATAATACTACTTTAGAATAAAGTTGAAATAATTCTATTAATATAATTATATTAAATAAATAGAATAAAGTAGTATTATAATTTAATGTGTAAATTATTTTTCTTCCACTAAATTTAATAGGAGTTATTAAATAAGTAATTAATATTAATAGAATTATTAAAATATTTAAATACATATAATATTACTATTTTTTTTTTCTATATATATATTATAAAATGTTTGGTGCCAATAAAATATCTAATGTTGTAGAAAATGCTATTAATAGTAATAATTCTGTGGATTTAAATGAATCTAAAAAAAGTAAAATTAGTTTAGTCTCTCTTATAGTTGCTTTACTAATTGTATTAGTTATTAATCTTCTTGTTGGGCCGTGGATATGGAATAATGTTTTAAAAAGACTTGTTCCTAGTTTAGGTAAAGCCAGATGGTATGATACTGTTTTATTAAGTGTATTATTAGGATTATTATTCAATTAAATTCTTTATATGTTTAAATAATATGTGATAAAATAAACTACTTAACATTATGATACTATATAATAGTGTATAGTATTATAGATAAAATAATTTATTAAGTTTATATTTTATAAATAAAAAATTATAATAATATTGTATTCATCGTTGTATATTTTATATAAAGATTATAGGCATATAGCGTTGTATATTTTATAAAGATTATCATACATTTAAGCCCCTTTAGCTCAGTCGGTAGAGCATCAGACTTTTAATCTGAGGGCCATGGGTTCAAGTCCCATAAGGGGTTATGTCGTTGGGTCAGACAATAAATGACACCCTAATGTCTCGCATTTCGTTCGATCAAATTATACATGATCATAATACAATACAAAATTAAATTAAGAATAATATTTATTTACTGTTGGTAGCTCAGTTGGTAGAGCATGGGATTGTAGATGAAAATAAAATTCCTGTGGTCGCTGGTTCAAGTCCAGTTCAACAGATATAGGATTTATTCCTAGTAGTATCATAGTATACTATACAATATTTGCTCCCATAGCTTAGATGGTTAAAGCGTCCGACTGTTAAGTGAAACAACTATAGTAATCGGAAGACCGAAGGTTCAAGTCCTTCTGGGAGCGTTGTCGTTGGATCAGACATTAAATGATACCCATAATGCCCCTATGGCCAAACGGCTAAGGCGTCTGACTTCTAATCAGAAGATTGAGGGTTCGAATCCCTCTAGGGGTTTATTTTATTTTTATTTTATTTAAAATATAAATTTGATTTATATTTTATTTAATATTTAATATTTAAATTATGGATAATGAAACTATTAAATGTGAATTAAAAACTAAAGGTTACGTTATTATTCCAGGAGTATTAAATAATGATGAAATAGATGAATATAAAAATTTACATAAGTTGTGGCGAGGGACTATTAAAGATCATGATAAATTTCATAATTCTGTTGATCCACATGGTATTTATAAATTTTGGGAAGTCGGTCAACAAAGATTTGCTTGGAAAATTAGAACTAATCCAAAAGTTCAAGCAATTTTTAAATATTTATGGAATTGTGACAAATTAATTAGTAGTTTTGATGGGTCGTGTTATATTAGTAAAGACACATCTAAAATAGATAAATTATGGACACATACAGACCAGGCACCAAATAGAGACGGTCTTGAATGTTATCAAGGATTAGTGGCATTAACAAGTAATAAAGAAAGAACATTAGTTGTGTATGAAACAAGTCATCTAATGCATAATTTACATTTTAAATCTAAGGGTATTAAGAGTTCTAAAAATTGGCATCTCATAGATAAAGAAACATTAGATTCCATGAGTTCATTAAAAAGAGTATTAAATATACCAGCTGGCGCGTTAGTATTATGGGATTCAAGAACATTTCATCAAAATCAATATGGAGAACCTAACTCAGAAGAACGATTAGTTCAATATGTATGTTATTTACCAGATTCACATAAAAAAAATACAGAATCTATGAAAACAAAAAGACTTAAATATTTTTATGATCGAAGGACAACAAGTCATTGGCCTACGCCTATAAGTGTAAATGGACTTCAACCACAAACATATGGGGATAAAAGTAAAATTATTGATTATTCTAAATTAGTCCCACCTCAATTAGAAGATTTACAAGATACCATTATGGAATTACTTTAATACTTTACATCTATCAACTATAATCTTTCATTATGAATGTTAACGATTTACCTAATTCAATTATATTTAATGTTTCCAATATGTCTTTGAAGATGTTCGTGAGAAGATACCACTCGACAAGTCCCTGTACTTTTCTTGCCCCCATAGAATAGTTGTAAGAATGTGATAATGGTATCATTATTTTTAGAACATTAATTTATACTTTTTTTTCAATCATTTTCCCTACATATTTTTCATTTTCTAATCCACCTGGATATTTTATACAGCCATAACCTTCTTTATTAACATAGTTAATAAATTCGTCCCATTTTTTATCTACATTTTTCATAGGTCTTCTACCTCCACCTGGACCAATTTTTTCATATACTAATGCTTCATGATATGGATTATATATTTTAAAACATTTTTTTTTTAAAGATTTATTTTTCGATTTAACTTTATTTTTCGATTTAACTTTATTTTTCGATTTAACTTTAACTTTATTTTTAACTTTAGATTTCTTCATTATAATATAATATTATATTTTATTTATTCCACCCTTAATTAATTCTACTTTTTCTATTATTTATATTATTAATTATCTTCATAGTAAGTTATATTCGCTATGATTATAATGATCGTAAACACTCTTCAAGTTGAAACTCTATATTGAATAAAAAAAGGTTTATTTATTTAATTTAATATAATCTATTATAATCTATTATTCTATTCTTTAACAATTTTACCATCAACCAACTTTCCTAATTCTTCACTTGTCTCTGGATCATAAAGTGTTCCATCTTCATCCTTGTAGTATGTTTCTCCGTCAATTACAACTTCTTCAACTTCAGCCTCAGATTCAGCGTCAGCGTCAGATTCATGTTCTGGTTCTGGTTCTGGTTCTGGTTCTGGTTCTGGTTCAGGTTCTGGTTCTTCCACTTTAACCTTTTTCATAACCGATTTTTTTGTTTTTGCTTTTTTTACTGGTTCAATCTTTTCCTCTTCCTCTTCCTCTTCCACAGGCAATTCCTCCTGTTCTTCCACTTCCTTAATTGTTGGTGTCATAACAACTGGTTCAGATGGTGACCCCTTCATCCAAGATGCCAATCCAGAATTTTCTTTTCCTTGTGGAACAGACATCAAGTCAGGACCTTTTCGAAGTTCATACCATCGCGATGTCTTAGTAATGCCTTTACAATCGTCAATTGTAGCAGCTACTTTGATTGCTTCTTCAAAATCTTTGAAACGCATAGCTTTTCCATCAGGTCCAGCGTGTTTCCAAAGGTATTTGAGTTGATATGGGCCACTCCATCCTTCTGGTGCTTCAGGATAGTCTTCGGCACTGTAGGAATCAACTGAAGCAACTGGCTTATACTCTGCCATCTCGGCTTTGTATCTTGCTTGGTCAACTTTAAATGCTTCTTCGAAAGGGGTTTTTTCCGAAGCATCCAATGCCTTCCAAAGCTTTCCAGCTTCTCTCATCACTTCAGTTGGTTTATGTCCTTCACCGAGAGATTCCTTAATTTGTGACCGATTTTCTTGACACCACCGAAGATAAGCACTCTTTGCTCGCTTCGGCGCATTAGGATCCTTCGTTTTCTTAGTCTTTCGCTTCTTAGGTTTTTCAACTTCATCATTAGATTTTTGGGATTCCATCAAAGCAATAAACTGCTCTGTTGGAATCGTCAGGTTGCCAGCTTCATCTTGGTATTGTGACATAAGAGTAGCAATATCAGACATTATGGAAATGAAGAAGTTGATTAACTTGTAGAGTTGATAAACTTGTAGAATTCGGTGTTGTTTGTGAGTTGTTTGTAGTTGTTTGTAAGTCGGTTTGAGTTGTGTGTACTATACTATACTTGTTGAAAACAAAATCAATTTTATAGTATAGATAGTTTTCATAGAAAGTATAGTATTTTTATTTCTATATAGGTTCATTTTTATTCTATACTATAAAATTGATTTTGTTTTCAACAAGTATAGTATAGTACACACAACTCACAAACAACACCGAATTCTACAACTCACAACTCACAATCACAACTTCATATTACTAAATTCAATCCATACAACCAAGTAAATAATCAACATGAATTCCAACACTTCATCTTCTGCTCCATTTTCATACACTGTTCCATTTGTTGGAAATCACAGTTCCATGGTTATTGGTTCTAAAGGGAAATGTATTCAATCGCTTCAGAAAGAATTCGGTGTGAATATTCAGGCCATGAAAGCTGACACATCGAAAAACCTCCCAGTTCCATACTTCTTGATTGAAGGTAATGAACGAGATGTCTTGTTTGCTTCGCTTAAAGTTCATTCTCTTCTGAGTCTTTCTATGGGACGAAGTGAGAAAGAGTTGAAGGCTAAGAATGAACAGTTGACCAAGGACAATGAAGAGATGATTGGTCTTCTCCATGAGATGGATACATCTCCAAGCATTCATACTCCACATTAGATTATAATCACATTAACCCATAAAATCCAAAAACAACATAAATCCCATAAAATCCAAAAAGAACGCATTGATAGAATAGTCTTATTTTTATTTATAGTTTCTATAGAAATTATTTTTATTTCAATATTTTACTATAGTCAATTTATATCTATACTATAAAATTGATTTTATTTTTTACACGTGTAGTATAGTACAAACACTTACAAACAACACCGAATTCCAACACTTCCAAACAACAATGCCAAGAGCAGGTGAATCTATTGATGAATGGGAAAATGATCAGGATGGGAGTGTTAATGTTCCAATCCAAAAGAATATCGATTCACTCAATTCAAAGCTCTCCCGTGTTAGTGGTGGTAATGAAACAACTAAGAAGCGCCGAGAGTCATATGAGTCGAGTGAAGGGTTGTTGAAGAATTTCTATTGTGGTCGGTCAAATGGTGTTGATTGTAAAACAATGGTGACTGAAGGTTGTAGGAAAATATATCGAAGTGCTAGTAAGCGTGACCAACACACTAAAGTCTGCAAGCATAAGAAGGGTGCGAAGTTCTTGGAAATTAGAAAATTGATAGAAACGATTACTGAACCAGAACCAGAACCAGAACCTGAAACTGATGGTGTTGACGTTGAAGTTGAAGAAGTTGTCATTGATGGAGAATCATACTACAAGGATGAAGATGGAACACTTTATGATATGGATACAAATGAAGAATTAGGAAAGTTGGGTGATGGTAAATTGTTAAAGAATAGATTATAATAGATTATATTAAATAAATAAACCTTTTTTATTAGTATTAAGTATTGGATAGTAAATATAGTTAATACAATAGTAAATTTTTCTTTTATTTTTATTTTAACACAAGATGAATACTAATCCTAAATGTTAATGTGGAGAAACTGATAATTATAATATTAGAATATCCTAAAGTGTTATATAAATATATAGAATTAGATAATAATAATAAATAATATTAAACAAATTATAGTAAATAGAATTAAATAAATTAAATTAATATCTTTATGGTATTCGTCAATATCATCATCTCTATCATCGTAATACATTTTTATTTACTATTAGAACAAGCAATGCCTTTATATTGAAATTGAAAAAATTGATTTATTTTATTTAAGTATAATTTTAGTATAATTGTTACTAAACAATGCCTTTCACAACCTTTCACACCACTAAGAGCATTATCAGCGAAGATTGCCTTTGGATAAAAGATGGTACGCGATACATATGTGTTTCTTATCTCTATTTTCCATCAATTGGACAAATTCAATATGCTGCCAGTGTGTTGAAATCGTCTTCTCCAATAAAAGATATAAGCGAGGAACAAATCAACGGTCACGAACATACTACAAATCGCAGATTTAAAATTCGCCCAGTTCAAACTAATATAGGAAATTATCTTTCCTATGATGATATGCTGAAACAAATTCGTCGTGAAATGTGTCAAGGTATGGGATGTGTCGGAACAAGACATCCCATTTCACGAACTAATGACACAGAATCTCTCAGTTCAGTAGAGATGATGTCAGATAGTAGTGAATATGATCCATTAGTTTTAAAACACAAAGTTGCTCCTCGCACTTATGGATTGCGAAATATTAAGTGTATTAAATATAGCTACATTGATAAAGAATCTCATGGAGAAGGTATGCCTTTCACCCAACGAACTATCTTCATATGCTTCAAAGGACTTTCTGTAAATGGTGATGTTCTCTATGGTGCGTGTATTCATCATGAAGGTGTTGCCTCTATCGAAGAATATGATGAATCTGAAATTGATGAGGACGCCCATTACGAAACAGCTATGATGAGACTAGAAAAATGCCCGGTTCAAATGAGTATTCCTGAGGAGTTTTGGTATCAATTGAAGAAAGACGCGAAACATCGTGAAGATGTTATGTATCATATTGTGGACAAAATTAAGTGTAGAATTGATGGACATCTTCAAATTAAAGAACGATATTAGAATAGACATTATAATTATTTAGAATTTATTTAACAAGTCATATATTAGATTATCTATAGAAATATAAATATATTAATCTTTAAAATTGAACTTATTTTTTTTTTGTTTAATATAGTAAACATGTCTATTACATTTGAACACACATTGAAAGCTGGAGGAAAAATATACACATTTAATATAGGTGGCGGTGGATGTGAAAAACGTATAACAAGGATACCACATATAATAAATAAAGACCCTATACACATTTATGGGTTTGGACAAGACTCACTTGGTATATTTAAATCAGACACCCAATTACTTCTTTCTTTGGCGGATGGTCATGGACCAAAAGAAGCAGGTAAAATTATATCATATAAAATACATGAATACATGCTTACCTATATAGCTGACTTAGAACAATTTATTATATCTAAAATTAAAGAAAAAGACCTAGAATCAATAAAAACAATAGTAACAAAAATGTTTGAACATGTTAATAATATTATCCTTAGTGAAGATGATGAAACCTCTCTATTTAATAAAGGTGGAACTACATTCACATTGGTTCATAAAATTATAGATGAGGTAGATGGGTCTCTATATTCATTGAGTTATAATGTTGGTGATAGTCCTTATTTTAAGATTTCAATGGATGGAAAAATAGAAGAACTTAGTGAAGAACATAATTGTGATAATATACAATCAGTAGAAGATTATTATAATCATTGTTTAGATAAAGGTGTGAAACCATCTCCAATTATTTTAGGAAGATTTAACCATATGAATAATTTTAAAGTACCATGGATGGGATATTCACCAATTAATCCTTATAATATAGAAATGGTTGATGGAAAATATAAGGTATCACATAATATAGACACAATGAAACAATTCTATGAATGTGCCCCTATATGTTTTAAAAATAATACCTTATATAATGGCGGTCCACAAAGTATTAGAGGTCGTGAAAATAATATTAAATCTTTAGCTGAAGGTTGCTATCCAATGGAAAATTATGGTAGTACAATAAATGGAGATTTACAAAATATAAATTCATTTGGTGATAAACAAAGTATTAAAGAACATAATATAATGTGTAAACCACATATTTCAATAAATAAAATAACTGATTCTCATTATGATTTTATAGGAAGTGATGGTCCAATAGATTGTCTTACAAATAGAGTCATCCTTGAAATATTTAAAGAAAAATCTATAATGAATATGGATGAATTTATTAAATATGTGTCTTCAATGGTGGATACAAAAGCTGTTGAAGGTGGATTTAAATTAACTGACATAACCCATGTTCCAACATGGGATGATAATTCATTTTGGGTAGTAGAAACAACGATATGCGAGGAGTTTAGTGATATGATATGTGGAAAATCAATGGAACCTATTTCTAATTCATTGATTGATAAAAATCTTGAAGAAACAATTATTGAATTAGAAAAACAACAATTAGAAATGTTAGAATTAGCTAAAAGTATTCAAACACAAATTGGTATAGTAAATGCAGCAATTGATAAATTAGTATAAATGTGATTATTTTTTATTTTACAGATTAATTATATTTCATAATAATTTCATAGTAATTTTATAATAAAAAAATAGTAAATTTAATATATTAAATAAATAAAATTGGATAAAATAATTTTAAATTATAATATATATGGTAAGTAAAAAAAAAAATATATATAATATAAATGATCTTAAGATAGATAAAAATATTTTTAAAACTATAACAAAATATTTAAATGTTAAAGAAAAAGAAAAACATTTATTTGGAGAAGTATTTACTAATATTGAATTAATTATAGAAATGTTAGATAAATTACCAAAAAATGTTTGGTCTAATCCTAAATTAACATGGCTTGATCCTGCAAATGGAATAGGCAATTTTCCTATTATTATTTATTACAAATTAATGGAAGGATTAAAAAATGTAAAAGGATTAACCAATGCTAGAAAGAGAAGTAAACATATTATAGAAAAAATGTTATTTATGGTAGAACTTAATTATTCAAATGTTAAAATTAGCAAAAGAATATTTAATATACTTGATAGTAAATCTAAACCAAATATTTATAATAAAAATTTTTTAGAATGGTCTAGCAAAATTAATAAAAAATTTAATATTATAATTGGAAATCCTCCTTATAATGAGGGTGGAACCGGAAGAACAACTGGGTCTAGACAACCATTATGGCCCAAATTTATAGATTCATCAATGAGTTTATTAGAAGTAAATGGTTATTTATTATTTATTACACCTAAAGGATGGAGGAAACCTTATAATTTAGAAAAATCAAAAAATATTGGTAGAATATTATTAAATTTTATAAATGAAGGTTCACTATATTATATAAATTTAACAGATAGAATAATAGATAACTTTCCTCCTATAGATTATTATATATACACGAAACAAAAAAAAATAAATACAATAATAGATTCAAGTTTTAACACTATTAATTCTATTGGATATTCTATCAATTTGAATAATTTTGTAAATAGTTCTAAAACAAATTTTTTACCTTCAATAATGAATAAAGACATAGTTAGTATATTATCAAAGTTATTCAAAAAATATAATAAAAATAATAATTATAGTTTAAAATATGATGGAACATTAGATGCTAATAAAAAAATGTTAACTAATTCTAAGATTGGAATTCCATTTGCGTTTTATCATAAAGATGGAAAATATATAGAAGTATATAATAAAGATATAAATAGTAGAGTGAAAGATTATTATAAAAAACCTAAAATAGTATGTACTTTTAATGGCTCAAATCCAATTGGTTATTTATATCCCGTATTTTACAAAAAACCAATAGCAACTACAACATTTACTATGTATCAATTATTAGATGATACATCACAAAAAAATGTTACTAAATACATTAATTTTTTAAGTTCTAAATTAATACTGGCAATTTTAAAATTAACACAATATTCCCCTCCTCCTAGAAACAAAAATGATCATAAAATTATAAATCTTATTCAGATACCCAATTTACCTAGTAATCCAACAAATAAAGATATTTATAGATATTATAATATAACACAATCTGAACAGATATTGATAGAAAAAATATGTAAAGAATTTAGTTTAAAAAAAACTAAAAAAGTGAAAAAATTATAACTGAATTTAATTTATAAAATTGATTTATTTAATGATTAGTAATTTACATAATAAAGATACTATCATATTCTAATATGAATAAAGTTCTCCCCATTTCTAAACAACAACACTGGATAATTAGAGTTCAAAATGGTGAAAATTTTAGAAATAGTAAATTTCCCTTTTGGGGTGTTAAACGAGGAAGTGGTGGATCTATAAAAACAATCGTTAATAAAATACAGAAAGGTGATATACTTTGGTTTCTTACATCTAAATCTTATGGAGGTAAATTCATAGCTATGGCAGAATATACATGTTATTATGATAGAGATGACGAACCACTTATTCCCATACATACATATTCAAATATTGAACAAGGATGGAATGGTGATGGTCTTTGGAGCATACAAATACACTATAAAAATTTATATAATACAGACAAACAAAATATAGAAGCAGTTATTCAATGTGGTGGAATTATTTTAGAATATGAAACATTTAAAGATAAAAATTTACCTGATTTAAAGAAACATTACAATATGTTTAAATATTATTCTCAAACTATACTATAGATATTTTGATACTATACTATCATTTTTAATACTATACTATAAAATTGATTTTGTATTTAGCATCTATAAGATAATAAATCATCACCGATTATGTCTCAAGAAACCGAACCCAACTGCATCATCACCGTTACTACTAATTCATCATTGTTGGATGTAGTTCAAAAAGCTATAAATAGATTGGAAAAACCACAAAGAAAAAAAAAAATTAAATTTATAGTTCGTAAAAGAGTTGTATTGCCTACAATAGGACCTGATGGACAATTTATAGAGTTCCAAGAAAAAATGAAAGCACTGAAATACAATCAAGTATGGTGTTTTAAACAAGCTTCGGCACAAAAATATACACGAACACGACTTTCTGGAGATGGACTTATGTTTAGAGGATCTGAAAGGTTGACATTAGGTTCTAAAGGAACCGAACCGATTTTTACTAACCAACAAGGAGTTCGTAAAAAGAGTTCCTTTATGTCTTGGTTGAGTAAGGATAAAAACGATTACTTTAAACTTTACGAATTGGGAGATCCAATGATTCCCCAAAACCAAGGCGGATTGAAATGGCAAGATATTGTCGAACATATTTACAATTCAGGCGAAATGGAAGAAGTTCGAAAAAAAAATGGATTTAATCCTAAATTGAAACAAGAACTCTTCTTTCCATCAGGTAAAACGGATAGTGGACGATGTGTTAGTCAATTCTTAAATAGATTGTGGTTTATTATAAATAAATGTTAAGTGTTAAAGTATTAAATATAGTATTAGTTAGTATAGAATTATTTTTTATTCAACTATTACAAAAACTTTTCGTGAGACTATTTGTAGTTGATTATGTAAATCAGGATGGTCAATTTAACTGAAGTATTACTTACATCAAGTATTTTTTAACTATATGAAATATTATTTAAATCTGTTTAAGAATAATTCTTTAAAAACTCACAAACAGAAGTATGACTATTATATTCTTCATTGTATGACATTGCCCAATCATAAGCAGTTTTATTATCAATATCTTTTATATTTACAATATCTTTATTCTGGTTAATTAGTATTTTACAAATTTCTAAATCATCATTAACAACGGCATAATGCAATGCAGTTTCACCATCAATGTCTATATTCAATAGTGCTTCTTTTTTTAATGTATATAACCCTTCTATGTTTCTATTTTCAACATAAAGATGTGATAAGGTTGCACCTTCCATCAAATCATTAAGGTCCTTTTCAATATAAATCAACCCGTTTATTTCTATATAACTTGGGCGTTCACTTCGTCCGAAAGGCATTTTATCATTAATTATAATGCTGTTTCTTTTCAATTTTTAATAATTTATTATTTTTAGTGATCATAATGTAAATGAATTCATAATATTAATCCATGTTTCTTTTCCAATCTCATTTTATTGTTATAGCCATATCGAAATATTATGATAATATTTTAACATTAATTAAGTCGGACATGCTTGAATGTTTTCCACTAACAGTGGATTCGACAAATCATCTATAGACAATTTATTTACATTTAAAAGAATTTACATGAGGGTCCTATTGAAAAAAAAAAAAGATAAACAAATAAAATAAATAAAATTAAATGTAATCGTGTTTACTATTAACTATTTTAATCCATTTATAAATATATTAACAAATTCGGGTTGTTGGCGACAATGCGAACATACTGTTCCAACTATTTCACATGTTTCAAATGGTCCAATATATATACGTTTTTTTTTCCCATTTTCTTTTATTTCTTCAATCGTTGACTTATAACATCCTTCTAAATTTGCTTTACATTCTCCATGAAATATACATGGTTCATAATCTATAGGGACATCACCCTTTCCACAAATCCAACATTTCATTTTTCCACACATACAATTTACACATGAACATTCGTCTACAAGAACTTTTCCAATATTTTCACTAGAAGTATATTCATCACTAGAAACACATTTGGAACATCCCCATGAATCTTTCGAACAATCACATTTTATCATAGTATAGTTATTTACTTAATAAATAAAAAATATTAATCAATTTTATTTTCTAATATTAAATATTAAATACCTTCCCAATTAGTTTTCTTTTTATCGCAAAAATCTATATCTAAACATTTTATTTGTTTGCATACACAACATTTTTCTTTTGGTATAGGTTTTAGTTCACCCTCCATTAAACTAATTATTTTATTTTTTTTATCTAAATCTGATATTTTAATGGAAATGATAGTACATATTTCTGTTTCATGTTTTCCAAATTTTTGAAGTTTTTGTAATACTATAATATCGTCAAATTGTTTCAAATAGTTAACTATATAATTTAAAACACCTTTAGGTTTATTTAATCGTGGACTTCTAATCCATTTATGGATAGTTGTATCAAAGGAACTGATAACTGGGAGGAGTAGACAGAAAACATCTTGAACTAACATAATAGTTTATATCTATATAAAAAAACATATCAAATCAATTTTATATTCAAACTAAAAAATTCTAAACTAATACATTATGTTTAATATTATTATTCTTCATCACTTGAATAGTCTGTATCTTCATCACTAGTGTCATCACTAGTTTCACCACCATCATAACATTCCAAGCATATACCAGCTTTTTCACTATTACACGAATGAATCTTATAATTATTACATTTTGGACAATCCCACCAATATCCACCCCATACTCTTTCATGTTCAATTCGTTGTCTCTTTTTAGCATCTTTTTTCCAGTTTTGTTAATTCAATAGTATCTTCATCATCACTAATACTTATTCCCAAACACGAACATTGCGCAAATCCATCCCAACAATTTCCACAATTTTCACAAGTAACGTATTCATCCTCATCTATTTTATTTATATATGGAATAGAATTAAAACTATCTAACACTTCAGATATAACATTTTTTGCTATATTTCTTGCGATTTTCTGTTGGATTGATGTCATAGTTCAATTAGATAGTAGTTATACTAACACCTTAAAATAATTTTTATTTCAATTTTATGTTTAAATAAAAAAAATTCTATACTACTATTATAATTTATATTAATTTATACAAATAGAACAAGTGTGCCCCTAAGATAGTCCTACAACATAGATCAAACCGGTCCAAGCGTCGTGTTGGAAGTGCTCACTGTAAGCAGTTAGCAACACACTGGACCATTGACCACAATGAGTATATGGTTTACATGATTTTGGATGATCATTTTGTATATTAGATTTTTTTATTGGTTGTTGTTTTTTACTACGAAGAGTCATATGGTGTGTGGATTGTGATGTAGACATGATGTTTGGATTATACTTAATAATATAAAATAATACAAATCAATTTTATAATATAGGTAACCTACATTATCTATAGACAATAAAAAATAAGTCTATTCTATACTATTATGTTATGTTAATGGATACAAATAGAACAAGCACCCCATTCATCTCCTAAGATAGCCCTACAACATGGACATGATTGACCACATTGACCATAATGGGTATGTGGTCTCCATGATTTTGGATGATCCTTTGGTGTATTAGATTTTTTTATTTTTGGTTGTTGGGTTGTGCTACGAAGAGTCATTTGGTGAGTGGATTGTGCGAACATGATGTTTAGATTATACTTAATAATATAAAAATATTACAAAATCAATTTTATAATATAGTAAACTATAGTATCTATAGACAATAAAAAATAAGTATATTTATAAATGCGTTCTTTTTGGATTTTGTATTTTGATTATGTATTCATTTATATATTCCAATCAATATAGAATTCATTCTTTGTTGATTATCGGAATGTAATGTTTTTGGATTTTATGGGATTTTATGTTGTTTTTGGATTTTATGGGATTTATGTTGTTTTGGATTTTATGGGATTATTATTTAGAGACTCCATTTAGCTTTGTAGGCTTCGGCTTTAGCGATCATAGTGTTGTAGATTTCGGTGCGTTTTTCCTTAGCAACAATCGCTCTTTCAGCCTGTTGGATTGCTTTTTGCTCGGATTTAGCTTGTCGTTCTAAACGAAGTTGATTCTTCAGTGCGTCAGCAGCGTCTCGTTCAACTTTCTTGGCGAGTCTATCCTTTGCTCGTGCTTCTTTAGCCGCAATCGCTGCGACTATATCGGCAAGTTGTTCTGGTGTTCGCTCAATCTTTGGACGTCCTTTCCCACGAGCTTTCGACGCTTCACGAGCAGCGATTTCTTCAGGAGATCGAACTTTCTTTGGACGACCAGGGCGACGCTTGACTTGCGGTGATTCGCATCCCGAGTCGGAATCTGATTCGTCATCAGAGGTGTAATCCTCAACCAATCCAATTGGTTTTTGTAGGAAGAAACCTTGATCTTGGAGAATCTTAATCTGTTCTGGGGTGAAGGTGTTCATTGTTGTTTGGAGATTGGGTTTGGATGTTGGAATTCGGTGTTGTTTATGATTTGTATGTACTATACTATACTTGTTGAAAACAAAATCAATTTTGTAGTATAGATATAAATTGTTGAGTATAGTAAAAAATATACGAGTATATATACTATACTACAAAATTGATTATGTTTCAACAAGTATAGTATAGTACATACAAATCATAAACAACACCGAATTCCAAACCCAATCTCCAAACAACATGCCAAGAGCAGGTGAATCTACTGACGAATGGGAAAATCATCAGTGGAGCAGAGGTCACGAACACGTCCAAAATCACACCGATTCACAACGACCACTAATCCATATGACCCACTTTTTAGATGATGATATTCTAAATTGTGATTCACAAAAACAAGAAACGATTGGAGTTGGAGACAAAGCAACCCAAAAGTATACTAAATATAAAGACCAATTAGAAAAAACCAAACAAGCAGTCCAAAAGTTTAAGGATGCTAAAGTCGCATTAATGAAATCAAAAAAAACTTGGAAACACATTCTAAAGGAATTCCTTCCAAAAGGAAGGAAAATAACGATAGTAGAAGAAGGGATGAATGGTGAATCCGAAGGCTATTACTTCACAGCTTCGAATGTTTACGAATCATGTGAGGAATTGCTTAGCAACATATATCCAAACAACAAAACAATCAGGTCATCGATTAAATCAAATTTACAACTGTTACGAGATGATGGTGTAATTGAATTTGTTAATAATAAAGGTCTATATAAATGGAAATAACTCCTATAAATCCAAAAACAACATAAATCCATAAAATCCAAAAAGAACGCTTTAGTATAGTCTTATTTTTTATTAAGGATACAAAATTGATTTTGTTTTCATCATGTGTAGTATAGTACATACAACTCACAAACAACACCGAATTCCAACAAGCCTACATCACACAATCAATTTAATATATACTATATATAAGTACAACTTACACTAAATTACTAAGTAAATCAACGATGTTCCCATCACAAGTTCTCATGCCTACCTTCTGGATGATGGTTCCCGCAAAACCACTGATGCGCGAAGACCACGAGGAAATCACAGACAAAAGAGCGACACCGGATTTTTTGGAGTGGCAAAATCGGAAAATAGCAAAAGACAAGTTCAACGAGATACGGCGAATGACTGGATGTCAACTCATTATTTGTCCAGCTCAACCTGAATTTGACAGACCTCATCCATTCTACTACATACAAGGAACATTTTGGGATGTGAATAAAGCGACATACTTGGTACAAAAAATGATGTGCGACGAACAAACACGGAAACTTGAAGAACTGGAACGAAAATTAGACATTGAGCGAACAATCAAAATGCCGTCACTTTACTTTCCATTGTGGAAAGCAGTCGGTTTGACCGAAGAAGCAACAAAGAAAGAAATAATTGAAGTCTTGAATTCGTGGTGTCTCGAAGGATCACGAGTTGGAAAGATTGGATGTATTCCACAATATGACATGTGCTGTAAGTGTAGTGCCGAGAGCGACGACACTACAATTCCTGCATGCCAAACCATATTCATCGAGGGGGGTATCAATTCACAGGTTCAAGCTACAAGAGACCTAATCACCCAAAGCATGCTTACCACCTTACTTTACTGAGATGTGATGACACCGAAAGTAGCGTGTCCCATACTGATATGTTAAACTCTTGGTTTGCCAGGTACCAAAGTTGTGATTAAGTGTCTTCCACAAGAATCTCAGTGCAAGATATTTTCAAAACTTGAATAATCAGTGATAAATCTCATAAAACAAAACAATAAAATCCCATAAAAACCAAAAAGAACGCTTTAGTATAGTCTTATTTTTTATATGATATATTCTGGATGCTATGGTTTCTCGTCCAATACTGCCGTCACGCACGTAATATAGAGACTAAGATATGGTTATATTTTATACCTATACTTACTATAATTATAAGGTGTTACAACAAAATTGATTTTGTATTTTGCTTAAGATATTAAGTACAATCTAAAGAAACACCAAGATGATTATGACCCAAAGCACGAGAAATGAACTTTTGAAACAAATCGCATTCTTCATGGGAACATGTGTGAATCCAAATGGAGGTATTATGATGGAAAAACCAGAATCAGAAATTGATACTAGAAAATACTATAGAGAAACAAATCATGAAAAGATGACTAAACAGAAAAAAAAGGTTGGAAAATCTACTTCACCAAATAGGGTTAATAGGTCAACACATTATATTGGACAACCTCGTTCTACTGGTGGTAATCATTAAATATAGTTAAATAGTTATATTAGGAAATAGATAGATTATTTTTTTTGTTAGATTAAATTCTAGTAAGTCTCATGTTACACATTTTATAGATGGTCCACCAGGACATATATGACTTTCACAATAATATATAGTTTGTGTTTTATTTTCTAATTTATAATTAGATAATATTTCACAATCATTACATTTATGGTCAAAACGTTGATTAATAAGATTTATAGGTAACACTATATTTTTATTTGTTCCAAAAAAACAATTATAACAAAATGTTATTTCACTGATTTCATATTTTACATTGATTTCAGATTGACATTCTTCACAAAATTCACAGAGTTCAGCGCCATTGTATTTTGTAATATATTGAATAGACATTTTTAAATATTAAAAAAAATAAAAATAAATAATAGTTCAATTTTATAAGTACTACAAGTTCTAAAAACTAATTAATATATTTTATTATATTATATGAGTTATAATACTAAAAAAACTAAAAAAAATAATTATAAACAAACAAACAATTATCGTAAACTAACAAACCACCTTAATCCAAAAGTATTAAATTGGAAAAAAAGACGTGAAATTAAAAACAAAATAAAACTAATAGTAGAGGAATTTTATGAACCATCAGAAATAGTTTATAATTATTCGTATAGTTATTCGTCTGGTTCAATAGATAATATATCAGTTCTCATTAATATTTTAAGTAAAACAACCACGAATACATCTAAAATATGTTTAAGGCTTGACTTTAACCATAGTAAAAAAGACTTGTACATAGAAGAATTAAATAAGTGTTCTATTAATGGTCGTACAAATCTTATAAACGCTATTAAAATAGCTAAAAAATTAGAATATAATACTATTAGATTAGGTGATTTTTCAGAAATTAATGGTAATTATTGTTCATATAGTTTAAAAATATATAATATATTATTAAATGGTGAATCTTGGTATAATAAATATGGTTTAAAAAGTGAAACACATGAACTAGAAAAAAAAAAAATTATAAAAATAAGAAATAAATCATTTATAAATAATATTGATAAATTTATGGAAAAATATAAAAAAAAATCTAAAGATTTCAGATTGAGACAAAAAAACAAAATCATTATTAAAAACATATGGATGTCATTACAATATATACAAACTATGTATTCTATTAATATTAAGTACCAAACCCTAAGGGTATTTAAAGATTTAGATAATTATAGAAAAACATTAGAAACGGCTGATGAAAAAGATATGTTTATTTGCGTATTATCTCCAATAATTGAATTATTTAAAGATGACATTGATATCTGGTATGACCCAACGTTATCAGCACATCCATCAGACATTGATTATTAATAATTACGTTAGATTTATTACATTAACCACTTTGAAATATGACAAACATTAATTATATGTTTTAAAATAACTAGTTTAAAAAAAATAAGTAATTTATTTTTTAATTTAATATGTTAATTAGGATTAGTGATATTATAACAACCAAATATCATTGGTCCGAAACACAATATATCTAGAACTAGAGCACATGGACAACAACATAATCCCATATCATTACGACTATTTTTTGATGGGTCATGAAATTTAGATCCTAATCCAGGTCTATCACATCCGATACAACAATAATCCATAGATTGTTGAACGTGTGTATAAGGGATTTGTGGTTTACATTGACATTTAGAAGACATATTTAGAATAATATTTACATTATCAATTATTCATTATTTCAATTTTATTTAAAATATATACTAAATTATAGTGGATTTCTTGTGTTTGTCAGTAATGATTTATTACTTTATTTAATAGAAATGCTATTCCATTATTTACTCGAAGTCGTTGAACTTGTTGAACTTGTTGAACTTGTTGAACTTGTTGGACTTGTTGGACTTGTTGGACTTGTTGGACTTGTTGGACTTGTTGGACTTTCTAGACTATTACTTAATTTATTTTTGGTTTTAATTATCACGATTTGCGTATATCCATAGTATGGTCCCCACATGTTTAAATATGATTCTTAAAAAATATTTAAATCAATTTTATCTTATTAAACACTATGAAAATACCATTCACACGTTTATTTTCACATACTACTATACCTAATTGTAACTATAAAATAAAAAAAATAAATTATTAAGATGTATCTAAATGAGTTGATTTGTACCTATTATTGATATAAGAGATTTATAGAACATATTAAATAAACTAGGATTAGAATTCATGGTAAGTGGCAATTGGTTATCTGTATTGCTTTTTGTTGTACAACCATATAATATTTTATAGTTGTTATTATATTTAAATATATATACATAATCTATATCATCAGATTCAATTGAAATTGTAACATACCAATGATCAAGTGTATTTTTAATGAATGAATTCTTCGTCCATAATGTTACATTTAAATTAAATAATGAATTTTCTAATGTTTGAATTAATGTATATAATTCATTATAATTGTTGAATTGTCTATCCCAATAAATAGTATCGGTCATTTAATAAAAAAAAAATACGGTTATTAATATCAATTTTATATTCAACTACATTTTACTATTCTTTTTCAGTCAATGGAAAAACAACTACAAACATATGTGATAGTAGTAATCTTATAAATTATGATGATTTAGTTCCTCATGAACTAGATGATTTAGAAGAAGCAATTATGAAATTACTTTAAATACTTTATGTATACAATATACTATTTACATCATATTAAATGTTACTTCGTTTAGTACTTTTTCACACTTTTTTTTAATACATTTTTTTTTTTTAATTTTATCTAATGAATATTTTTTACAGTATTTTTTAGAACATTTTTTCAACTTTTTTATACTTTTCTTTAATTTTTGTTTTTTGTGTTTAATAAAACTATTTCCTGAATTATTAAATTCTTTATTTGCTTTAGAACAATTTGTCTTCATACATTTTTTTATATTTTTAGATTTTGAACATTTTTTTTTCTGACATTTATCCAATTGTTGTAATGTGTTATTAATTTGTTTCATTTACTATACTATAATATATTAATTAAAAATATAAAAAATAATTAGGACCCACCTGGATTTGAACCAGGGACCGCTCGATCTGCAATCGAGTGCTCTACCGCTGAGCTATAAGTCCTGTAATAAAAGACCCATCTATTTATAATCTGATGGTACGAAAATTATGTAAAAAAAAATATCACCAGCAGGGTTCGAACCTGCGCATCCGAAGATAGCAGATCTTGAGTCTGCCGCCTTAGACCACTCGGCCATGATGACTTTGGTATCATTTAATGTCTGATCCAACGACATAAGACTTCTTATAGGATTCGAACCTATATTAGCATTAATAATTATGAGTGCTGTTTTTACCAATATTAAATATTAATTCAAACAATGTTTAAATAAATATTTAATAATTAAACTAAAGAAGTTTACGCTCCCAGAAGGACTTGAACCTTCGGTCTTCCGATTACTATAGAGGTGTCTCTTAACAGTCGGACGCTTTAACCATCTAAGCTATGGGAGCAAATGATGTCATTTAATGTCTGACTCAACGACATGTGCGAATAGTGGGGCTCGAACCCACGACCTCGGCATTATAAGTACCGCGCACTACCAACTGTGCTATAATCGCTAAGGACCTCTTATGGGTTTCGATCCCATGTCATTTTCTTTATAATAGAAATACTCTTCCACTGAGTTAAAGAGGTTATGATGTCATTTAATGTCTGACTCAACGACATGTGCGAATAGTGGGGCTCGAACCCACGACCTCGGCATTATAAGTACCGCGCACTACCAACTGTGCTATAATCGCTAAATGGTGTCACCAGCAGGGTTCGAACCTGCGCGGATTGAGATCCAATCGAACTTAAGTCGATCTCCTTAACCACTCGGACATGGTGACTTTGGTATCATTTAGTGTCTGATCCAACGACATAAGACTTCTTATAGGATTCGAACCTATATTAGCATTAATAATTATGAGTGCTGTTTTACCAATATTAAATATTAATTCAAACAATGTTTAAATAATATTTAATTATTAAACAAGGACGAGAACAAATATTTAATAATTAAACTAAAGAAGTTTACGCTCCCAGAAGGACTTGAACCTTCGGTCTTCCGATTACTATAGATGTGTCTCTTAACAGTCGGACGCTTTAACCATCTAAGCTATGGGAGCAAATGATGTCATTTAATGTCTGACTCAACGACATGTGCGAATAGTGGGGCTCGAACCCACGACCTCGGCATTATAAGTACCGCGCACTACCAACTGTGCTATAATCGCTTAAAGACTTCATATAGGACTTGAACCTATAACTTTTCATTTAATTATATGAATACTCTATCCAATTGAGTTAATGAAGTTTTTAGATCACCAGCAGGATTTGAACCTGCGAAATCTCATAAGAGATAAACATGATTTAATAGTGTTCGCTTTTAACCGCTCAGCCATGGTGATTGTTTGGATAGTTTCATGTCTTCCAAAGACAATAATTTAATTTAATATAAATTTAAAATCAATTTTGTTGAATATATGAGGCAATATTTATTACATATATTACTAGTATATTATTTTTAAATAATTTATAAAAAAATAATTATATTTAAATCTATTTATAGGATTAAATATGGTGTAAAAATTTAACTAATGATGATATATTATCCTATTTACTTACATATATTACTAGTATATTATTTTTAAATAATTTATAAAAAATAATTATATTTTAATCTATTTATAGGATTAAATATGGCGTAAAGATTGTGAATATTGTCCGCAATTAATCAGTATAATTAGTATAATCATATCTGTATAGGAAAAGGTATAATTCTAATAATGGAAATGATTTTGTGGTAATATGATAGTATAGATCAACAGAATATATGGTAGAATGGGTATAAATAAGTTTGAATGATAGTATATATTATTATGAAAATAAATAAAAAAGATTATTTATTTTTTATATTTTTTTATTATATGTATTGGTTTTTATTAATTGATTATTTTAAGGATTATACACACACTTTAATCCCAGATTCTTCATCATCCGATTCGTCCGACCCACCCAAGTCATCCAAACACATAGACGTATCAGGACCATACACATGATGTTGGCAATCCGTTCCATCTTTTACATTATTTAAACTATTTTTGGTTTCTTTTTCTGCTATAACTAAATTGAGATGTTGGTTTTTTTGTCCAAGATCGCTGATTTCAGATCTATATGTTTCATGTATTTTTGTCATTGACTCTAATAATAAACCTTGAATGTGTATAGTTGCCATAAAAACAGATCTTTCATTATATCCTTCAATCAGGAAGTATGGGTTAAAGCGTTTTCTTTCTGGTTCAGACCTTTTTGAGGTGATAAAACATCCAAACTGTTGAGCTAGTTGTTTGATATGATATCCTCCTTTCCCAATCACAATTCCTCCATGTGGTCGTGTGTATGGGATCATTTTCCAGAATGGAAACATATTGTATGAAATCGGTTGTAAATTTACTTTGAATGTGAACTCGTGGTTGTGTAATCTTTGGTATATACTAAAATGTAGATATAAACCAAAATCAATTTTGTTGAGTAGCATATTATACTATAGTATATTGTAGTATTGGTAAATAAAAAATAAGACTATTCTATCAATGCGTTCTTTTTGGATTTTATGGATTTTATGTTGTTTTTGGATTTATGAGTTATTTCCATTTGTATAGACCTTTGTTGTTAACAAATTCAATTACGCTTTAACTTGAACGTTTTGGCGACTTCTTCCACCACCAACTTCTCCTTCAAGGAAACACGATCTTCTTTGTCCAAGACGCCCTTCCAATCAGTGTAGGATCTGAGTACACTTTTCCTTTGCGAAGTGAATAACCATATTTGGTCAAGGTAATTCCACGGCATTCGTCAATGTCGTTTGCAGCGACAACTGCTTCTTCGAAATCGTTGAAGAAAAACTTGTTATTGTTGGTGTCGCGTACAAATCTCCCAATAAAAGTCCATTCTATTGGGTCATTCCATCCTTCGGGAGCATCTGGAATGTCCATCTCGCTGTAGAGTGGATCACTGGATGGATCTTTCTGCGCTTTGGTTTGGAAAGTTGTTGGCAGATTGGGTTTAGATGTTGGATGTTGGAATTCGGTGTTGTTTTTACTGCGAAGAGTCATATGGTGTGTGGATTGTGATGTAGACATGATGTTTGGATTGAAGGAGTTCGGTTGTTTATGAGTTGTATGTACTATACTATACTTGTTGAAAACAAAATCAATTTTGTAGTATAGTATATATACTCGTATATTTTTTTACTATAGTCATTAATTTATATCTATACTACAAAATTGATTTTGTTTTCAACAAGTATAGTATAGTACAAACAACTCACAAACACCACCGAATTCCACAACTCTACAATCAACTTCATACATATCACCTAAAGTTCAATCCATACAACCAAGTAAATAATCAACATGAATTCCAACACCTCCTCTACTCCACCATTTGCATTAAATGTTCCATTTGTTGGAAATCATAGTTCCATGGTAATTGGTTCTAAAGGGAAATGTATCCAATCGCTTCAGCAAGAATTCGGTGTGAATATTCGAGCTATGAAAGCTGACACATCGAAAAACCTCCCAGTTCCATACTTCTTGATTGAAGGTAATGAACGAGATGTCTTGTTTGCTTCACTTAAAGTTCATTCTCTTCTGAGTCTTTCTATGGGACGAAGTGAGAAAGAGTTGAAGGCTAAGAATGAACAGTTGACCAAGGACAATGAAGAGATGATTGGTCTTCTCCATGAGA